CAAGTTCCTGAATCTGCTTAATCTGTTGTTGCGTATAACCCATAGACTTAAGTTGACTAGCTGACATGTCTCCGGTGTATTGCGACAATGTCTCAAGAAGAACTTTCGATGTCAACCAGCCATCCGTAAGAGAGTCCTTAAAACTCCCTTCCTTCTTAATCATTTTATCAACTTGAATTCCATGAACACGTGCTGTTTGTTTAAGTTGATTCTGGAAATCCGTACCACCAATACCAGCGGTAACCACAGAAATCCAGTCCTGAGCCTTAACAGACCCACTAGCAATTGCTTGAGAAAGTTGATAAATTGCAGAGTTCGCTTTATTTGCGTCACCGCCAGTAAGTGACACAAGGTTGTAAATACCTTTAATCCCTGTAACAGAATCTCCAAGTTTAACACCCTGAGCCGTAAACAAACCAATCGCCGTGGTCATATCACCGAAACTATAAATAGTTTTGTTAGCATAGACGTTCAAATCGGCAAGCGTGTTATTTACATCTTTAATTGTAGCACCAGCCGTTTTGGTGTTAGCAACAATTGTCTGAAAAGCCGTAAGACCAGCCTCATACTCACCGAACCCTTTACCAATCGGTCCAATAGTAAGAGACTTAACCATAGTCATGCCTGCGTTTACTGCTTTGTTTGCAATAGTCGAAAGTGCTGTAATGCCAACAACAGAAAGTGCACCAAATTTTTCCGATAGTTTGTCTACAGCAGATGAGACACCATCAAGAGAGATGTTTTTCGCAGACGATGCGATGCCATCAAGAGCTTTGGTGGCTCCCCCAGAACTAAGACTCGTCTTCAACTTATCCAATGAGCCAAGAGTTGACTGGATACCTTGTTGAAACTGAGCATTGTTGAACTTCATAGAAACAACGCGCTCTTCAATAGTGCTCATGCGGAGGTCACCACCTTCCATACAGTGTTAGAGATCTTGTCGAATATGGGTTTGATAGCGGGGTTGATATAGTCACGTCCTTGAACATACCCACCCCCTCCAGTTCCATAACCATACTGAAGCATTACTGCCACCGGAAATCCATTCTCAGTATCGGAGTTCGTCCAAGTTATAGAAATTCCAGACCTCGACCGAGAAATCTTATACCCCCACGATCTTGATACCAACCCACTGTCATATGGTGCAGCGTATGACAATGCTGATACGCCTTCTTGACCACAGTTATTCAGTACCCTATTAATATCCAGTTTGAACATGGATTTCAAGAAAGAGTCTGTCTTCTTGAAGGAGCCTGTAGATTCGAACGTAAACATACCGACTCCTTTCAAAAGATTAACCGGAAGTGTGTAGTTGCGCTCTTCGTTGTTCATTTAGAGCACGATTTCTTTGTGCAAGTTCGCGCATGCTCATCTTCTTTGGAGGAGAATTCTTTTGGTTGCACACTTTTACCAAAGTTAGAAGACGATTCAGATGCCAATACTGACATTCAAACGGTATCGTGAGTGCTACCATCCAGTAGTAAATAATCTCTGCTGTGATGATCTCACAATTAGGACCTTTGGACTCTCTTTCGTTAAACCAAGTAGCAGTCATCTTAGCATTGATGTAATCGTTTATGTCTTTGTAATTTTCTTGAGAAAGTCTACCGAAAACTTCAAACGAAACGTTTGGGGTTAACGCCATCGCTTGGACATACCACAAGGTCTCTTCGGTTGTCTTATCCTCAGAACTAAGAAACGGTTTCTCGAAGAATGACTCCCATTTTGAGAGGGAAACCAGAGAGTGCTCCAACTCCAAAGTAAACTCTTCAGAAGTTACAAACTCTTGTGCTTCTTCGTCGAATCCTTCGGTCATCGGAACTTTTATTGTGAGCACTCTCCAGCCCCCTTCCTATTAGTGAGTATCCACGAATGGGTAAAGCCAGTCGTTGTCTGTCACAGCCGGGAACTTGTAACCGGAAACCGGGTGAGCAGTTACAATAGTGTCCTCGGTAATAACAACAGCGCCACTTACAGAGACACCATTGATTGTGTAGACCACGCCAACAATCGTCGGAATCGCGATCGTGTTGGTGCCTTGAACGAACGTCGGCTGAGTTGGTACGGCCTCAACAACTGCTCCACTGAAGAATGCAACAACCTCCGCAGGAGTCGGAAGAAGCGGTTCTTCACCAACTGAACCATAGAGAGCATTCTCAAGAGCAGTCAAACCTGCACCATCAACCAAGGTCGAGTCGACTGTCATAACAGCGGTTGGCTTGAAGCCAGGAACGTCAACTGGAGTAGTAGTGACATCCCAACTGAAAGCCATTGCTTCTGGCTTATCGTTGACGGTCCCGTGTGCCTTTTCGGTAGGAGATGCGAGAGCACCATAAACCAGATGCAGTTTATAACCGTAGTCGGTCCCATCGACATCGTTACCCATCAATGTACGATACGCCAACCCGAAAGACTTACGAGTCTGTTGACCAACAGTAACCCCTGGAGTAGGTTCTGCTGTCCCGTCACACTGTGCAAACTCTGCCGGATAGGTGAAAGCCTCGATGGTCGCGCCAAACTCTTCGGCAGCAACGAGGTTTAGATACTTGATGTTGTCCGCATACTGCGGGTTTGCGTCAGCACCAGAAGGCTTCTCAGTAACAGTCGTAAGACCGTTCCATGCAAAACCAGTATCGTAAACTCCGCCAGCACTCGGAATGAACAGAACTCCGCGATCTACACCAGTTTCATAGGTTCGATCACCGACCTGATCCCATGCAACTTTCGTCATGGTGTGGTTCCTTTCTAGAAGTATAGGTTGAAAACATCGTGATTAAGATTGTTTGCTACGAAGAACCTGTTAAATAGGCACATCGGAAGAGCAGCGACTTTGTCTGGAATCACACTGTCCGGATCCCTATCAATAACCGTTACCTGATATCGTTTGACGTAATTGTATGGATTATTGCCAGCGAACTGAGTATCTGCAAAGTCTCGATTATAAACGATGCATGGATACTTCATTTGCACATTGTCTGGAGGTTGGAAATACACTTGGCCATTACCAAGAAGTCTCTCAAGGAGAACCTGGAGATCCAGCCTTTGGCCCATTGTAAACACCACCCAACTTCAAGAGTAGGCGAGGGCTCTGTTTTTCGACTTCTGAAATAGTCCACAAAGCCCCCGCCCACTTGATATAACGAATGGCAAAGAAATGTTCGTTAGCATATTCGTCAGCGACAATACTAATGGAGTTTCCGACAGAAAGATCGCTGTTGACCTCCTGTCCTTCTTGGAACCTTCGGATATTTCTGATTACATCGCCATAATATTCCCGTTCGACAATGACATCATCCCATACCCCATCTGCTTTCTCCACTGATTCGCCGAATCCGATTTTACCGAAGAACTTTGCCATTTCAGTTCTCCCCTAGAATCAGGCCAGGTAGGTGTAAGTCCAGTCGGTGTCGATGTTGTGTGCGAAGTGGTAACCATCGTCCGGAACAGCGTCAACCTCGGTGGTCTCCGTGATGACGAGAGGACCAGCCTGAACGGGCTCGTCGTCAACCGTGTAGACAACACCAGCAACAGTCGGGATCGTGATCGTGTGGGTACCCGGGTTGTAGGTAGGAACCGTCGGAGTGGCCAACGTGCCAGACACGCGCTTGATAACGATTGCAGACTTCGGCTTCGTCAGGGCGCCAGAAACACGAGTCTCAATCAGGTACTTGTACTGGTTGTAGTCGATGTCAAAGTCATCGAACATCGAGATGACTCCACCTCGATCTGCACCCATGGTGTAGTCAGCGATGTTAACAACAATACCAAGAAGATCAGGAACGTTCTCCATGACCTCAACAACCACGATCGAGTCAACACGAAGCGCCGCAGCCAACTCAACCTCAGTTGCGTAGAGACGACGACCCATGCCGTCCTTGAGCAGGATCATGTCGGTGAGAATCGAGTCAGTCGTGTAGAGGGTCGGAGTTCCGGTGCCCTTGTAATAGGTACGTGCACGAAGAATCGCCTCAACGATGGCGTCTCCGGTGATGTTTGATGCAACGGTAACGAGGTGAGAATACATCTCGTCGTCATATGCGATCGGACGAAGGCAAACCTCATCAATCTTGTCCTCGGCCTCAGGGTCCCGCCCATCACCGATCAAGACCGCACGAGCAAGCTCCTCGTCAAGCATGACGCGCATTTCAGCCTTGAGCCAGGCGACGACATCAAGATCCGTGATGTCGATGATGTCATCCCGGTCAAGCTTCTGCTTCTTGTAGACCGTAGTAGGAGTAGTAACTCGCTTGAGAAGCTTGATCACCTCTTCCTTCTTGAGGGTGGCCTTGACGTAGCCCTTGGCCCGAGCTTCTTCAGCGGTGATGTCGACCGCGGTGGACTTGATGCGAGCGAAAGGAGAGTGCTTTGCGCCTCCGATAACAGACTGCACCCACTCCATACGACGACTAATGACGTCAGGCTGCGAGGTGACAGACTGAGCATCTGGGAACAGGTAGTCAATGTTCTCGATACCATACTCAACAGCGTGAGCAAGGAAGGATTCTTTGAGTGAACCGATCCTCTGAGCATCGTCGACGATTACCTTGAGTTGATCGTGGGTGAGCGTGGGGCCGCCAGTCGGCTTAACAATGCCGCTCTGCTCGAAAACATTGTGCGTCATGTCATCGGTTCCTTCCTTGTGGGCCATTTCGGCAGTTCCTTCCTTACTGGTGAGGTCGCCCTCGTCATTGTTTGTGTCGGTGTTATCCGAATGCACTGCAGAGACTTTGTTAGCACTCATCAAAGCTTTGGCTGCTGTCGAAATGGCCTTGACATCACCACTCTTGATAGCATCCTCCATAGGTTTTGTATCACCGTTCTTGTTGGCAGCAATCATCGCTTTACCAGCAGAAATCATCGCCTGAGTATCGCCTTTTCTTTCAGCGTTAATCATAGCAAAGTTAGCCATTACGATTGGACTACCAGCGTGTTGAACAACCGCTTCTGATTGTGCAATAGCCGGATCAACAATAGCAGGGTCAACGACAACGCTATTGGTCGCCTCCTGGATGGCCATTCCAAGCATGTAGTCAACGACGTCCTTCTGTTGCTGGGTAAGCGTGTCGTAGACTTCCTGAACGGTGGGATCTGCAGGAGTATCGACATGCTCAACTACAGGCTCGGTAACCGGTTCGTCAGTATGTTTTACTTCAGTATCAAGATCGATAGGAAGCCCCGTGTAGATGATTGCCTCATCCTCAAGAGTATCGATATCACCATCAGCGTGTGCAATTGTTACGTTGTCAATAAGAGCACCCGGATTGGCGCCTGAAAGAACCAGACTTAGTTCACGAATTACTCCATGGAAGACTTGCTTACTACGCTCCACCAACTGGTTAGCGTAGATAGATAGTGCTGTGATGTCCCCATGCTGAACGAGCGTCTTAGCCTGTTTGGCTGGGTCGGTCTCATTGAAGAACGCATACGCGTAAACCCCATCATCCCGACTCTCAAGCATCGCGTGCCCAAGAACATTCGAGGGCTCACTGTGGCCATGCTGCCAAACAAGCGGAACCTTCTGCCCATCCATGTTCTTGAATGCTTCTGGCATAATGGTCCGACCGTCGGAGCATTTGAGGCCAGCCTTCGTGGCATAACCGCTGAAATCAGCTTCCATTGCGACTGTCTCCTTCCTTGCTTGTTATACGACATTGCTGACCCCGACGGAGCCGGCATGTTAACGTTTTCTCATCCATCAAATATCCCAGATGTATCGACATTACTAATTTTGAGTCGTTCATTCGCTGTGATCTTATCATAATTAGCTTTAACTCCGGCGACTTGTTGTTTGTATGATGCTCTTGACGAAGCTAACACAGATTTAAGATCCCCAGCAACTTTCAATCTCTTCAAACGAGCTTCTTTTTGAGCATTTACCCGAAGTTTTTTATCCTTTGTTTTGGAAAAGAATGTTGCCAACTCTGCCGTAATACGATCTCGAGTCGCCGTGGCAGTCTGTCGAAGAGCACTTAGCCGTGCTGTTTGGATTTGACTATTACCTTTTAATTCGGAAGTTCTCTTAGCCCCAATATTACTCTTCGACACGGCAAATATTTTCTTCTGCTCTTTATCCAACTGAGGTTGATCGCCTTTAAGTTGACGAGTCCTCATGTAATAATCGTGAGCTTTTTGTGGATCGTAAAACTCTGAGACATATTGGTGAATGATCTCATCAACATTTTTTGACATAAATACCTCAACCTCCGTTCTCAGCTATGATCTTGTTAATGGTGTCTTCCAGATCAGAGAATACCCCATTAACTATTGCATCCTGAGCGGAAGAATCCGGTGGAACCGTTGGTTGAGGAGAATTCGACGCGGTTGGCTCAGTTGGCACTGTTGACGCTGTTGACGACGTAGAAGTTGGTGTTCCTGCCGGTTGTGGCATATTACTGTTTACCAACTGGTCAGCCTTTGGATTGTCTGATGGTTTAATTCCGATAAAGGACCGGATCTCGTTTGAAGTCAAGATCTCATTACGAGTAAACTTATCAGCAATCTCCGCAATGCTAGTAATAGGAACCAACTTGAATGGGTCTCGGAAGAACATAATCGACTGCGACTGAGACCGTGCTGTATTAGTCAAGAAGGTTCGTTTCATAGCCTCAGTAAAAGCCGCCAGAACAGGTTCGATGGTACGATTGTTATAATTTAGCATAGCCGCTTCGTTAGCCGTGCCATTCATTACTTCTGCCGTAAGCCCGAGTTGCGAGTAAAGCATCTCAGTTAGATAAGTGATCTGAGCAAGCAAATTGTTTTCAGCAGGACGATTCAGTTGAGTAACCTTCTCGGTACCATCAATATAAGCGATACCATATTTACTACCTTTCAACTGAAACTCAACATCCTCACGCCTTTGCTCTGCCTGCTGCCTACGAGCCTCAGACTTGATGACGTATGGAAGTTGAATAATCATGTCAAGTTTGCCTGAACTGGATTGTTCATCAACTGCGTCCAGGAGATTAAGTTTTCTAATAAGTCTCTGAAGAGTTGAGTTAGGCTCGTTCATGACTGCATATAGAGGATTCTCAACGATGGCAACAAACTTCTTTTCTAACGTAATATCTTGACGATATCCAACAGCTTCGTTGTACAGGTTGACTCTTATGTGCTTAGGATACCAGGTGACAACTTCACCAACTCGCAGAGTCTTAACATCGAACGAACCTGAAACTGATGGGTCAAGCGTTGTATCTACCGGAACGAGAGCAGCAACCCCTTTGTCGAAGAGAGTTAATACCATATCTTGTCTGAATGCTCGAGCCGCCTGATCCATATTGGCCTCGAGAGTCAAACAATTATTAAGACCGCTATCAATATCGTCAACATATCGTTGGTTCTTATCAAGGCGAACGTGCCTAATATCTATGGCAGCGACGTCAATGCTGAGACGTGCATAAATCGAAGAAATAATTGATTTCTCAGTCGAGTAGCGAAGCCTCACACGGTCAGGACGAGCACCATAACTCGCACTTGCATTCATACCATCGAAAGGAGAGAAATTACTTGCTTCGCCATCCTTCGCAAAGGCATTTCCTTCCCTTGCAAAAGCATTCCAAGCATGTTTCAACCTAGAAGTTATGCCCATAAAGTCACCTCCTTACATGTTTGGTTTATCGACCTACTCGAAAGAATCTTTATTCGCCTTGTATGCTATATAAGCATTCATAAGAGCCGACACATTGTCAATCTTCTCTTCTCGCCTCTTCTTGAAAAGCTTTCGGTTTCCATTCGTATCCTCAAGACTAATTGCATTTCCCATCGTGAATGACATAAGTTCTTGGTCAAAATTAAGAAGTCGCTCTTCGCTCAAGATCTTTAGTTCACCAAGAGGAACTGATTCAGTCCTTGCACCCTGAATAACTTTCTCAATACCGAAAGGTCCGTTCTCTGCTTCCCAACGAGTAACGAACTCTTTCGCGTTGTAAGGGTCAAACCCCATCGTACGAACATCGTACTTAGAGGTTTCGATGAACTGATCAAGATCGTCATAAACATCCATCATATCCAGGATTGTTCCGTCAAGAACGTGCAAACTTCCTTCATTGATGAATTCTTCGTATTTATGACGCATTGCACCAGGAAGTTTCATCAACGTTAATGACGAGATATAACTTCTAGTCTTTACACCAAACCCTTTACGCAAAGGGAAGAGGAATGTGAAAGCACAAAAGTCATCACCTTGCGACAAGTCAGCCCCAAGAGAACAAGGCATCTCCCAGAACTCACGAGGACGATGCGGAAGAGTCTCCTCGTATGTGAAGAAGTAAGTAAATCCTTCCATTGGTAACCCAAAACGCTTAGCAAGAATGTCGTTCCTAGAAGCAGGAGCTTTCTCGGCTCTCTCTACATCTAGATGATAAGTCTCATATGTAATTGTCTTACCAAGATTTGGGTTCGCCTTGAGCCAAGTCTCTGGATATTTAACTTCCTCAACATCATCCAGTTTATAATGCCAGATCGAAACATGCGGCGCTGTGTATTCACCTTTAAGAATATCAGCGAGTTCCATCTTAATCGTGTCACCGCTACCATTTCGAACAGTTCCCTCAGAACTGATAGCGATGATCAAATAGTCGTCAAGTTTTGAAGCACCTTGTTCGACAGCACCGACAACATCTTCTCTAATATCGCCAGAGAGCCATTCATCAATTGTTGATACTTTAGGACGCAATCCTTGAAGTTTGTTGATAGCCATAGGACGAACTTCAAGAAGCGACCCAGTTAAGAAATTCTCAACGCCTTTTTTTGTTGCCGCCAGTTTAACGCGATTCGCCCTCGAACCTGTCGTGTTCTGCAAAGACCCCTCAGTCAAGAATTTGAAGAGAGGTCCTCGACTTCTGGTAATGGCTGTTCTGAAAGGCTACATCACTTCGTCAGCCTGTTTCATAGTTGGAGCAGTGGTTATCTGATGTGTTGTACTGGTGTCAACATTTAGAAAATACGCTTGTATACATTCAGCATACATTGATTTTGCCGAACCTCTTGCAACTATTAAATATTGTTTGGTGGTGAGACGTTTCTTAATTGTCTTAGTTACGTACCGACCGCCATGATTCTCTGGAGTTGGCTCATAGACGCTTCGCTCGACAAAGTAATACCAACCGAAAATTTGTTCTGACCATAGTTTAAACGAAGGCAGAAGATATAGATCTGTGCCATCAGTAAGAGTTAACTCATTCTCACAAAAGAGTATAAAACCATCTACAGCCATGTCATCGTAGTAGATGTGCGGATTGGCTATGAGCGCGTCAATTCTATTCATCTCAAGCGAGACTTCCCTATTTACAGGAATATCACCTCGGATTACTGCATCGCGAAATTGTCCGTAGTAAATAGGTACCGCGCTGTTAGATAAACCCATAGCCAACCCTCCCTTCTATTAAGGGCGATGTCTTGCCTTAGCGTAAGATCTTCCAAGTGCTCCTACTGGGTATGTCGGTGAACGATGTGTGTTTTTAGTAATATCTGATGTCCCAGCAAGAGCCGTAGAAACGACGGTAAGCATAGGTCCTTTCTTACCTGACAACAAACTGTCTCGTTCTTTACTCAGAAGATTCTCAATGAACTTTCGTCCAACACTCTTCTTTTGAGATACGTTAGCGATCTTTGAGTATTGTTGTTCTAGACCCATTCGTTTAACCAACTGGCCAAGTTCTACGTTTGACAAAGCGTCAGATCCACTTTTACGAGCTATCTGCTTATAAGCAGCAGAAGATTTTGCATCATTTGATGGAAGTCGACCTTCGCCGCCTTTTGTTTTTACTATTCCTTTACCAGGTCTGCTGTAAAGAGTGACTTGAGATGAATTACCAGTTTCGCCAGGAACATTACTAATAGAACGACTATTTCGATGCCCCCATTTCATACCCGGTATTCCATGGTGAGCGAGAATGCCATCTGCGATTGAGATCTCGGAATGCTTTAACAACGAAGGAGGCGGTGGTTTCCCCATCTCTTTGTAGATCCCAATCAAAGTCTTTGCAGCACTTGCCTTTTCTGCAGCAGACGAGATAACTCCGCCACGTGCACCAGCCAACACGGCAGTCGCAGCATAAACTGCGTTTTGGTTGATCACTCCGGTTGGTGTTCGAACAGGAAGTTTGCACTCTTGTTTCGAAGTCGGAGGTCCGACGTGTTGATGAATGAGACATGCTTTATGCCACTGTTCAACAGTGTAATCCGCTTCAGAATAATTACTCCATGGTTGAGTACCAATGTGAGCAAGAATAGTATCTACACTCGATGATCCACTGGGGTTGGATTCGGATCGACCCATGACACTCCTTCCCTTTGAACGTTGATACGCCATTCTATCTCCTGGATCTGTTCCTTCATTGAAGTAAGGAGATACATGGTTGCCGGTGGATCGAATAGCAAACGAACCCTCAAATAGACATAAGTCTTGATCGAGTTTAAAAGTGGGTTATTATCCAAGAACTCGTCCCATGTTGGAACCGCGTCCTCAATGGAGAACCCGTCTTCCGGCCCAATACCCAATTGGTTTAGAGTAACGAAGACTGTGTTGATATGTGTTATAATGTCTTCATCGAAAGCCGTGTAATCAGGGTCAAGACCGAGGATCTTCTTTGTACTATTAAGAATACTTGCACTCATGTTACTAACCCCCTTCAGGGTCTTTATCCCTAGCAACTTTCTTTACTCTTAATGCGCATTCAAATATGTTTGAAGATGCCTATAGGTATCTGGGCCTGGAGCACCATCAACATGAGCCCCAGTTACTTGCTGAATACGAGTCCATGTGTGAACACCCGGTGACCCATCGACAATAAGACCTCCAAACTTATGTTGAATAGCAACCCAAGATTGATAACCAAGAATCCCATCCACAGACGCACCTGCCCATTGCTGGAGACGCATCTTTGTCTGTGGCCCGAACACACCATCAACAGAAAGAATAATCTTACCCGGAGGTTTTGGAGGACGTGGGTGTGTTCCTTTGAAATAGTCATACGACTTCTGAGCTTCAGCCATGATCTGGTTCCAAATCGACCTGACGAAAGGACCAGCGCATTCTGTTTGATACCAATGACTATGCATAAAGAAGTTGCCAAAGTTTGGACGTTCACCAATTACCTTCGCAAAGAGCCAACCAGCAAGACGAGTAGCCGACTTCCAGGTAGCACTGGCTACGCCCCAGTTTGGACCAAGAGTTGAGTTCGCCATCTCGATGTGGATTGAACTCATGTTTCCAACAGTGTTACCGCAAGACCATGCATACTCATTTACTTTTACATATTGAGCAATTGCCCCAATAGCATCTGAATCAAACTGTGCCGATGCTTCACGTGTCTTCCAAACATTTAGAACACCTTCATGAGAAAGACGCCCACCATTGTGATGAAGTGTCACCGATGTCTTACGATAAGCGATGTGAGTAACGTGACCGGTTTCGCTGAGTTGCTCGATTAGATCTTTTACCGGAAGATCATAGGCAATTGTAGTCACTCAGAATCCTCCTCTTTATCAACTTTTTCAACGTCTTCCTCAGCGAAAGCGACAAAATTACTTGGTGGAAGATCATCAACAAGATGTTTAACGCCGGGTCCATCCTGGGTTTTCCTTCCAAGAATTGCCAGAACGTCAACGTCGTCATAATTTGGCTGACTCATAACACTCCTTTCTGATTACCATAACTTCGTGTCGCCACGCCTACGCGCAACGAGAGGCCGGGGAAGGAGTTTCTCGTCTCCGTAGTGAATGGCATTATGGGTACGATGCGACGTCGTAATTAAGAACTCGGGTTCAAGGATACTTGAATCTCCATGTGAAATATTATCCACATTCATTGGGTTCATGTGATGAACTATTAGACCGACGTGAATTTCGTATCCCTCTATTCCTAAATCACACCCGAGATCTCTTGTAATGATGTGATGACGAAGTTGACGCCACTGGGTTGACGTATAAAATTGTTGATTGATATAACGATCATACCCAAAAGTCGAAGCACCAACACCCCCGTGTAATGCAAGATAACGATAACGTTCTTCGAAGGTATCAAGACGTCTTAACTCGGAATAAGTTCTAATCGTCATATTCGTCCGAGATCTCTAATGGCTCATGCCCAGCGTAAGAACGCATAGCATTGAGCGCGGTAACATATAGTTCCTCAACTCGCTTTGCTGAAGCAATTGCATCTCGCTTGGCGTCTAAGAGTTCGTTCTCTTTACCCAGACGTTCTTGCTCAAGTTTCTCACGAGTAGACCCTAACTTCAGATAATGTGTTTGTACTTGAGCCGTAGCGGACCCATCGCGAAGTTGTTTCTCAGCAAGATCAACAGCAAGAGCAATAAGTTGATTCTCTCGAGCTTCAGGAGTTGTTGCTGGCGGGTGCTGAGAAGTCTTTTCTTTTGGGGTATTAACCCGACGGGTAACCATAGAATCAACTCCCTTCTAGGTTAGTTTCGGATGGGTTTTGGTTTGGTCACACAGCCCCGGTCGTGTTCTCCAAACTACTAGTCAAAACCCTCAGAGCCGCTGTGGATTGTTTGGTCACTGCAATCAACTGAGTAACAGCAACGCCTAGATCAGGATTCTCAACGTCAAA